AACAAGTTGATGGTTTCGTTACGACCGTATCAAGAGACAGCCGCTGACTTTCTCTACGAGCATGACCGCGCTATGATCTTGGCGCCCGTCGGTGCTGGTAAGACAGCCATCACGCTGACAGCCATGTGGGAGATGATCCGCGATGGCCACGTCAAGCGCTGGCTGGTGCTGGCGCCCAAGCGCGTCTGCACTGACGTGTGGCCAGTCGAGCGCCCCAAATGGGCTGATTGCATCAGCATGGCTTTGTGCGTTGGTACACCTAAGCAGCGCCTAGACGCCCTCAAAACCAACGCCCAAGTGGTTGTGACCAACTACGACAATTTGCAGTGGCTGGCCGAGCAAAAACTGAACTTTGACGGCGTTGTGTTTGACGAGCTGACGCGCCTCAAGAACCCGTCCGGCACACGCTTCAAAGCGTTCCTGAAAGTGGTTGACCCCATGACCGTGCGCTGGGGCTTGACCGGCTCGTTCACCAGCAACGGCCTTGAAGACGTCTTTGGCCAGTGCAAGATCGTTGACCAGTCCCTGCTTGGCCGTTCCAAAGGCGCGTTCATGCAGCAATACTTTGTGCTGATTAACAAGGACTTCGGCGAATGGTCGCCCAGAGTAGGGTCGCTTGAGAAGGTAATGAACGTAATTAAGCCTGCCACATTTGTCTTAGAGGCAGGTGAGTATAAGGACAAGTTGCCGCCTTTGAACACTGTTGAGCTGGCTTGCACCATGGATTTGGCGCCCTACAACACCATGAAAAAAGACTTTGTGCTGGAAGGCATCACGGCGGTTAACGCGGCTGTTGTCACGGGCAAGTTGCAACAACTGGCGTCAGGCTTTGTGTACGACACGACGACAGCACCGTCTGACATGCCGGGCAAGTTTACGTCTACTCAACGTCCAATCTGGTACAGCTTGCACAAGTTTGAAAGGCTAGAGGAGTTATTAGATGAAAACCAACGCGCAAATACCATCGTTGTTTACAACTACCAAGAAGAACTTGCCGAACTCAAGCGACGCTTCGGACACCTGCAAACTCTTGATGATACGAAAGCCATCGAGCGATGGAATGCAGGCAAGATTCGACTATTGGCCGTGCACCCAAAATCAGCAGGTCACGGGCTTAACTTGCAGCATGGGGGGTGCCACATGGTCTTTCTGTCCCTGCCGTGGAGTCTCGAACTTTACGAGCAAACCATCGGACGTCTGCACCGAAGCGGCCAGCAGCACCCTGTCTGGTGCTATGTGATGCTGACCAACAAAACGATTGACGAACGTATCTGGGCGGCCTTGCACGACAAGCGCGCTATATCTGACATTGCAATGGAGGAACTTAAATGATTCACACCGACGAAGACGACGAATTTGACCGCATCGCCATGGAAAACAATCTTAAGGGTCAACCCTACTACTGGAGCGCCATGGAAGTGGTCATCCACACCAAGCGCTTATGCCCTAAGTGCACGGAAGTCAAACAGCTTTTGAGGGCTAAGAACATTAACTACGTCGAGATGGACATGGAGTCCAGCCCCGACCTACCCCACATTTTTATTGATGGCAAGCGCGTTGATGGCTTGGCAGAACTACAGGAAGCACTTAAATGAAACGCCTAGATTTATGGAAGGCCAAACTCAAGACGGCCAAGGCTGAACTGCGTATCAGGGAGCGCAACCTTAACGCCAGCACCCGCGCCTATGCCAACTGCAAAAAAGAAATATACGAACTGGAGAAGAAAATTGAACGACACCTGGCGCAGCCTTAACAATAAATTAAGCAGTCTGACAGAGGAAGAAGTCCTCAGACTGCTAACCGAAGAACGTGAAGGCGCCAAGCGCGTCTCCATGCTTCAGCGCCTTCACCAGCGCTACAACACCCTGCGCGTTGCGCGGGAGAGACTAGAACTACTCAAAGGAGCAATACAACCATGATTAACTGGACACCCCCAGAAGGCACCAAAGTAACTTACCCGAGCAAGAGTCTGCAAGACCGCACGTTTAACTACCAACGCGGCTCAGACGTGCAGGCGCTATGGCGTGAGCATGGCTGGACGCCACCGTCTGAACACATGCAGCCACCCCCACCAGAGAAGGTCATTGAACTACCCGTTAGGAGAAGCAGGTAAATGCCGCGTCCCAAACCACTAGAACCCCTTAAAGGACGCCAGATCAGGCTCACAGATCGTCACATGATGATTTTCCAAGAACTTGGCGGCATTGACTGGCTACGCAAACACTTGGACAAGAGCGCCAAGATGCCAGCCAAGTACTACCGCCTTGAGACGGACGCCCCATCAAAGAAAGAAACAAATGACTAAGGAGAAACAATGAGTTATATCGTGGCATCACTGCCGCCCATGAAATGCTTTGTTAAGAAAGAATTTCTATACAACGACCTTAAGGGCCATGGCGAACTTGAGCCAGCGATCTGGGTCAGTCTTAAAGCCTTGCGTGGCCAAGTATTCCGCATTGAGAGCTTACTGCCCGCGTATGGCGCCCTGTACGACAAGCTGCCGATCCACGCCTATGTCTGGCACAAAGACGCTGGCAATCTGCCTATTGACACGCTTCAGTTGTGGGACTGCATGGGTTACCGTTTCACGATCATTGAAAAGATTGGCCTACGCAACCTGGGCGTCAAGTTCTTAGGCAAGGACAAAGAATGGCACTTTGGGCGCTATTTGTTCACGGTGGACTTCTGCGCTGACGGCATGGACTTAGATACAGGTTTTACCGAGCAGGCCGAAGAACACAAGTCATTCAATTGGATCGCGCTGGACAACGGCCAGTTTGCTTGCCAGCCAAACAACCGATGCCTGTGGTACGACCAGAGTCTGATCCCCGCCGAGACGAAGTTTCCTGACTTCCAAGCGGCGCAAAGATTGTGGACGGTAGACGGCACACGCAAGTGGTCGGCTGGCGATGATTGGTTTTACAGCATTAAGGCAAAAAATGACTAACAGACCAGACTTTGCAACATGGAACCAAGCCAACTTGGCCAAGTTTGCCGATGAGGCTTACGCCAAACTGTGCGAACAGGACGACATGATTCAGCAGTTGCAGTGCGACCTAAAGACTGCCATTGAAGCCTACCGTGCGCTGTCTAAGCAAACGCCCGAGTCCCAGCCTTGTCAATGATGAGCGCTTGCTTGCGGGGCTTGTCGGCAACGCTGATATGCGTCCACCGATCAAACTCGCGGATGATTTGGTCATAGCCAATGCCACTGGCAATTACGGCTCTGACCACTTCGTCTGGCGTCATGCCAGGCACACGGAAGTCGGCGGCAAAGCCAGTGCGGTGTTGGCTGGTGTCTTTGCTGCCAACGGCATCATTCAAAGCCTTACACCGGAACCCTGACGAAATCATAATGGGCTTGCCGCCCAGCACGGTTTTGACTTCCTCAAGGAAGTTGGCCAGTTGTTGCAAGTTGCTGATTTCGTCTTGCGTGGGCGTGTTGTCGATCTCGCGGTGGTCGGTATGCGTTAACTCGTCTAAAGTAAAGTGTGGTGAGAGGTTCATTTTTTAATCCTGTCTGCGATCTTTTCCATAGTGCGTCCGCCAAAATAGAACGACATGACGAGCATGCCCCATTGCCCCAGCAACTCGACGTAGGCGCCGCGCGTCTCATATTCAAAGATGGACGCGATGGCAAAGCCGGAATAGGCCACCAAAAGGAATATAAGGGTCATAGGGCGAATATTCTTGGACATCCAAGAGTCAGACCCCATGTCGGCCTGCATGCGCTGCGTGAGGTTGTTTTGCTCAGTTTTGTACAGTTCAGTTTCATTGGCCATCTTAGCCAACTCACCATCCTGTGCCATCTTGGCCAGTTCAAGCTGCGCCCGAGCCTTGGCTTCGGGATCAGGAATTAGTTTATCAATGAGCTTGCCACCAATATTGAGTATTGCGTCTAGTCCGATCATTTTTTATCCTCGTTCTGCATTAGTTTGATACCACTCAGGAACCCAATCATGCCGCCGATAAGAGTAGAAAAAGCGGGTGAAATCATTTTGAAAATCTCGGCGTTGTCTACTTCCTTGGCCCACAAACCAAGGAGAAAGGCCGTGACCATGGCCAGCACCGAGATGCACAAGGTTGTGCTGACCATGAGTGTGACGTACAGCGTCAGTTTTTCTTTGGTGTCGCGTATCGGTTTCATACATAAATATCCAACTTGCGGTTAGTAAATATTTCCATGCGTAGGCGCTCTTGAACGACTTTCCGGCAATAAATCTCAAACCCAATGTCTTGCAACTCGGTTTGCTTTTGCTTGGATACCTCAAGCGTCTTGTTAACTTCCTGTTGTTTTTCTAGCTTTGCTTGGGCAAGATCGTGCTTGTCAGGATAACCGGACGGCTGAACTGTCGGAAATAGTCTAATGGTTTCAATCATTTCTTTTCCCTTTCCATTGCTCTGGCGTAGTAAAACAACACCTTGCTTCTCAATTCACCACTGTCAGCAGTCCCAGCCCATAGCGCCAAGTTGTTCCAGATTGCAAGCAACCTAGTAGTGGAACATGCGTCGCCGTTAGTCGTCAGCCACTCAGACAGCCGCTGGTGACGCTCACTCGGGTTTCCGAGCCAGCTTAGACCATAGAAGTCGGAGACGAGACATGACTCTTTGGCTGTAGCCCCGGACAGCAGCAACAGCAGTAGAAAAAATAGCGGACGCATTCATTTGTCAACCTTGCTATCGAGTTTATCGAAAATTTTGCCGAGCATGTCTTTAACGTCGCGCATGTCGGCGCGGTAGTCATCGCGGCCAACGTAGTTCAAAGGCATTGCCCGAACGTCGGTGTCTAGGCGTTCCAAGGAACGGTAGATGTTGTTTAAGATCCATCCGCCTAAGAACCCCGCCAAACTTACCGCAATGTTGAAAAGAACTTGGGTGTCCATTATTGGGCCAATGCGTTTTCGTTACGGGATTCAGGGGCAAGATTGTTGGTAGGCGCTTGCGGTAAAACTGCCGCGCGTGCAACGGCAGCGCCTTTTGCGCCCCATGTTGACGGGTCAGTCAAGACTTTTAACACTTTGCTACGCTCTGCTGCGGGCAATGCGTTAAGCAATTCCAGCGAGTTTTTACCGGATAACGCACCTTCGCGTAGCTTGGCAACAACTTTTTTGTTCAAGCGTTGCTCTAGTTCCGAAAAAGTAAGATTGCCAATTGCAGCTTCTCGATTTAACAAGTTAGGGAACCGAGGAAACGTACGACCAACATCACTGATAACTTCGCCCAAACGCTCTTTGCCCGCAACGGCTGCGGTTTCCATGCCGCCAGCGCGCTCAATATTTGCCGCCACTTTTGCCAGCGTCGGCATTTTGCTACCCATCTCTTTAAAGATGTCATAACTGCCTGGCCCAAAAATAGCTTCTACTGCATCTGGATTGTTGCCGCGCACAAGGCGAACATATTCCTGCGGTGATTCTTGAAACAACTTGGCGGCTTGTGCTGCCATTGCTGTTTGGTCGATTGCTTGCCGTCCTTGTGAATATGTCTTAAGGTAATCGCGCCAGCCCGTACCACCGGCGGTTGTAATTGCGTCGTCGATCAACGGGCGCACTTCCTCCAACACCTTGCGCGTCACTTTGGCGCTGATCTTAGGATCCGTTTGACCCATGATCTGCATGATGCGCTCGTTGATGCCTTCTTTGCGAAGAGTGTACAAATCGTGTGCGTCAATGACGCCGCCGCCTTTTTGTGTCAAGTTGGCAATGTCGTCTACAACGGCCTGTAAAACCTTAGTAACGTTTGAACTGGCGCGAAGGCCGGGTTGCGCTAACTTAGTTTCAAGCGCGCCAGTAATTGCGCCAGCATCCAATGGGCGCAAACCGTAGTCTTCAAGACTGCCAATCTGACGCTCAATAAAGCCTGCTTCAGCGCGGCGCTGTTTTGCAATGTCAGCAAAAATGTCGGACGTTTCTTGCCATTGCTGCGCGCGGTCGCCAGCAGACAAGAAGCCCGGTTTACCCTTAGCGGCTGTGGCCGCTTGTTGCGCGGCTTCAGTAACTGGCGAAACCATAGCTTGACCGGGCAATGGTTGACCGACAGGAATACCACCGCGCAACGCATTGACCATGCCAGCCTGACGTTGCTGCGCTTGAGGCGCAAGTCGATTGATCGTTTGCCCAGCTTGGTTAGCAGCTTGCAACTCAACATTCCGCATGTCTGCGGTTAACTGGTTAAGTCGTTTTATAGACTGGTCGTAAATGCTACGGGCTTCAGTAGCGTTTGCCGACTGAGCAGCACGTTGCAAATCACCCAGATCGGCAGCGGCTTGTTGCTTGAGAATGCTTGACATCTCATCAGTACGACTAGAAAACTTGTACAGTGCCTGCAACGCATCATTTTGAATACCCGCCGTGGCTTGTGCGGCGGTTAAGTCTCCAGGCGCAGCCTCCAAAGCAGCGCGGATTGCGCCAATGCGGTCGCCCGCTACTTCGCGGCTAATTCTGCCTGCTTTGATATTTGCCAATTGACCGGTAAAAGCGTCTTTAAGAAAACCCGCGTTTTTTGCAAGCACGTTGATAACCGGAGGCACAACCGCTGCCACAATTGCACCGCCCGTAGCGCCCGCCGCAGCTTCGTCAGGGTTTATTAGCCCAGCAGTAGCCCCGCCTGTGATTGCGCCGCCTGCAACACGCGTACCTAAATCTAACGCGCGGGCGGCAATAGGCGCGCCTTGTACTGCTCGGCCAGTAGAAAAGCCGCCTGTGCGAATGGCTTGAGCTAACGGTGCGGCTGCTGGAATTGCTTTTAAAGGTGCGGCAATTACGCCACCAACGGGGTATGTTGCAAGAACTTCTGCCGCCAATTCGCCTGTGCCAGTAGAAATTGGAAACTCTTCTTTGAAAGGCGCTACGCGCCCTTGTGACTCTGCTAGACGGCGAGCAGCGTCTTCTTGCAAAAATTGGCCTGCGCTGGTTGCGCCGACTTTTTCCAAACCCATACCAAGCAATCTTTGGCCGCCAAACATGACATTACCGCCGCCGCTAATAATACCTTCAGACGCGGCTTGAATTGGCGCGCCAATAGTCTCAAAAAACCCACGCTGCCGCGCGCCGGGAATACCACTTTCAGCAGGCGCAACGCGTTGGCCGGAAGCCTTAGCTTCTAACTCTGCCATACGGCGCAATGCGGCTAGTTCTTCACGTGGATCCATGATTATTTCCTAAACCGGTTGCGAAGTTGTTCCAATTCAGCTTGTTCAGCAGGCGACAACGCAGCGCCGCCAGCCGCAGGCGCCGCACCATCTTTCTTTTTAGCGGAATATGTGCCGCCACTGTCAATAAATCGGCGTACGTTCTGCAAGATTTCTTTGTTGGTTTCAATACTACGGCTTGGGTCAGTCAAAGAATTAAGCCAAGTGGTCAATTCAACGTTGGAGTTTAATTGCTGTGACGACATGCCAGTTGCGCCTTTGATAGCGTTTAGCAATTGCAAACGAGAACTGGCAATAATGTCGCGCTGTGTCTGCGATTTAGTGCCGATAGTTCTTTCCGCAATTTGCCCCGGCGCAGACGCTGAAATGCTTGCCAAAGTATTGGCGACCGCGTTGCGCTTTTCACTTGGAATAGCTTTGCGAGATTCCAGATCAGTGTACGCGGCCTCAAGCGAATCCAAAATATTGCTTGCTTGCGTTGCGCCTTCCTCTTTCTTCGCCGCAACGTCGCCCAGTTTTATAGCTACTGGCCCACCTGGAATTGCTTCCAAGTCACCCGTCGGTGTAAATCGGTAACCGGGCGGCGCTTTACCTACTGGCGCTGTTGCGCCCCCACCACCACCCATAAACTTGACAGCCGCAGGCGTAAACGGTGTCATGCCAAAGGCCTCCTCGCGGCTGACATACCTTGGCTTACCATCTGGCCCCATGACTGCAACAGGAGCGCTAGGTGCAACGGGCGCGCGTTCAGCTTGAGGCTTGCGAATAAACGTGCGCGAAGCAGGATCGTACACATCACCAGTAGGCGTAACTTTTGGTTGCTGAGATTTAATCCATTCAGCCATGCCCATCGCCTCTTGTTGGCGGTAGCGCTCAAACTGTACAGGATCATCTGGCACTTCTTTTAACGCTTGTTCTAATGTGCCAGTTTGCGACAACAACGCGCCAACATCAGGGTCAGCGTATTGCATCTTTACCAACTCACGCACACTGTTAGGATCACTAGCGCGAAGCAAACGCTCACGAAACATGCCCGTTTTTTGAGCAGCGTTTTTTGCTTTTATTTCGCGCTCTTGTTGACTAATCGCGCCGCGCGTCTGTTGCATCCGCAAGGCGTTAAATTCTTGATCTTGCGCGGCTTTTTGTTGCGCTAAGGCGTTGGTGCGTTGCGCTTCCTGACCTTGTACCAAACCTTCGTAAAAGCTTGCGGGGCCAGAGCCAACTGGGTTAAGCAGATTGAAGTTAACAGCCATGATCAATACTCCCCTTCGCCAAACGTGCCGCTACCGCCGCCAAACGCGCCGTAGTTGTATGTTGGATTTAAATATCTACCTAAAGCACTACCAACTTGACCATACGAAGACGATCTTGCTCGTTGAGCAGCCAGTAAAGCATTTGCAGATGTTTCGCCTTGGCCCGATATGATATTGCCAGCGCCAGTTGCATAATTTTGACCTGCGGTGTTCATTGACGACGCAGCGGCAGGGCCGTAGCCAGCAACACCAGCAAGCGCGTTACGGCGAGCAGTTTGCGTATCCCTAAAACGGTTGTATGCGTTGCCAAACTCTTGCGAACCCATTTCTTGACCGTAGCGTTGCGCGGCTTTTAAAGCGCCGCCAGAAATTAAACCACCACGGGCGGCGGCTTGACGATCAAGTCCTTTTTGACCTTCGGATAAACGAAACGCATAGCCTGGGTCAGTCGTAAAGTCAGATGGTGTAAAACCTCTAACTAATTCGCCGCCTTCTTGAATGCCAGATACATAGCTGGGCAACGCGTTAACGCCAGCTTCATAAAAAGGTTTTTGCCGCGCGACACCTTCTTCGTAAATTCTTGTGCGTAATGCTAAGTCACGCTCCGCAGCAGCGTTTGCAGTTGCAGCCGCGTCTTTAGCCGCGCCTGCCTCACCACCGCCAGTAGCTTCTTCAACAGCACCGCCAAGCGTAGACCCAAGAGCAGTAGACGCTAATGCAAGACTAGCCCCGCCAGTTACGGGCGCAAGTAAATACCCTGCCGCCGCGCCTAAAAGTTTACCCCATCCCATACTGTTCTCCTTAAGTCACTTCGCGTCCGGAAACGCGAATGTTGATTGCGCTGGCTGTGCCTGCAATTGTACTGATAAAGTCGCCAATACCAAGCACTTGGCCAACCAGTTCAGGGAAGGTGTAGACCTCAGACGCCTGCAAGGTCTTGGTCTTGGTAATCAAGTTGGTGTTACCGGCAGAGCCTGCGGTTGTGACCAAGTTCACGCTGATCGTGGCGGCAGAGGCGCTGATATTAGTCGCTGTGAATTTGTCAATAATGGCAGTAACGCCAGTCGCGGTGTATTGCGTGACTTGGGTTGCTTCGGCAAATTTAGCCGGTACGAGGACTTTGACGGTGACTGTCATGGTTTACTCCAATAAGAGGCAGTTATTAGCGGCGCGTTGCATGATGACCCAATTTGTGCCGTCGGACACCATTGTCACCCAATTTCCTACAACTGCCAAGAGGATTGATGTGCCAGCAACTGTGCTGTCGATTGGCACAACATTGCTAGATGCAGACACCAAAGTTTGTGCCTGCATGTTTTTAAACGTCAACGTGCGACCAATCCATGACGAGGCCGCTGGCAAGGTCACGGTGCAAGTCGATCCTGACTTGTTGTTAATGTACCAAATCTCACCATCGGCAACCGTAAAGTCAGCGGTCTTGGTGACTGGTGCGCCAACACCCATGTAGTCTGTATTGGCCACAGCGGCAGAAATTGCCGTCCCGTTGCCTTTAAGCAGGCCAGTAATTGAAGTAGTCAGCGTAATGGCTGGCGTGGTTGTGGAGGTGGCCACAGTACCGGCAAAGCCATTGGCAGACACAACAGACACGCTAGTAACTGTACCTGTACCATAGGGCAGGGCAGGAATGTCAGCGGTTACCAAAGCCCTGAATGTAGGCACGCCCGATGAGCCGTTAGGCGCAGCCAACACATAGTTAGCAGTTTTGGCGGCATACGGGTTTTGCGTATCGCCATAACCAGATGCAAGGCTAATGTCAGGCGCTATGCCGCCAGACGACACCACGGGTGCGGTGGCTGTCACAACGGTGACTGTGCCTTGCGCGGGCGGCGGCAATAGACTAAGCGCCTCGATCTGCTTTTGCATCTCAGCCATTTGAGACTCTAAGGCAGAACAGCAGTCGCCCAATACGTCAGGAACTGGCAAGGTGACCACTGGCGGCAGGGTTTCAACCTCTTGCGCCAGTGCTTGCAAAGCCGCATCGTAAGACGCAAGCAAAGACATAACATCGGGGCCGAGATCGCCGTCATCCACAATTGTCGCCGCATTAACAAGCGACAAAAAGAACATGTACCAAGCACGGTCGATTAGATTTGTGCGAGGGTCGATCAGCGGCACTCGCGGTGGCGTGATCGGTGTTGGCGTAGCGTTAGGGCTAGGCATTCGTTGGACTCAGAATTAGTTCTGCGCCCATGATTGCAATCTTCACAGGATCAGTGCCAGACGCCTCATAAACTCGGTCACGCAACTTAGTTGTCATGCCCAGACGCCGCCAGATTACACGTTTGTAATACTGGCCGATTTTGCCCATGGACTTCCAATGTTCGTTAGACCATGTGTGGCCGCCATCGTCTGAGAAGCGCAACATGACTTGAGGGTCTTCGCCTTGGCCAAGGTTTAAGCCCACACCAGATTCGCAATCAAGTTGCAGACTGTGCTGGGTTGTACGCTTGAGGTTGTTCTGGCCAGTCGGTAGCGCGCGCCATGAGCGCAGCCATTTTTGAATGCTGCCGTTGTCGCTAAAGTCATCTAGGTCAAACGAGTAGATTTTGCCGTTTTCAAAGTCGCCAACAACAATCTTGTTGTTGAACGCCATCTGGCAGTTACTGCGGTGACGGGTAAACGCGCCGTCAATAAAGCCAGCACGCTCGTGCCAGGCTTGCGTGGCTGCGTCATAAACCCAAGTTGTATTGGCACTAGGGAAAACCAGTACATAAAAGCTGTGGCCGTCTTGCTGATAGGTGTAAGCAATGGCGTCTGTCAGGTCAGCGTACTGCTGAATTTGCCACTCAACAGCGTGTGTAGAAATGCGTTGGCCTGCATAACCATTTGCGCGGTAGACAATACCTTGGCCACGGCGGTCACGGCCAAGCCAAAACAGGCCGTTGTCCATCTTGGCAACCGAGTAAGGGGCAGCGCAGCCTAACTCGTTAAACGCGCCTTGGATGCGTTGCAGGGGGAAGTCTGTGGCGCCAGAGTCGTACCAGACCTCAATTGAGTTTGTGCCAAACGCCCACACTTCGCGGAAGTTAGACGTTACGGCAATCAGGCCATCAGGCGAGCCTTCGGTGCTGACAAACTCTAGCGGGTCAATGGATGTACCGTCTAGCAACTGGGTCACCCACATCAACTGGCTGTTTGGCTGGTTGAACACAAAGTAGCCGTCCAGATAGCAGACAGTCACAGCGCCGGGGAAGTCAGGATCAGTGATCTGGCCAAAAGCGTTTGTCGTGTTGTTGTAGATATAGCTGGGGCCATTGGCCGCAATGAACAACTGCGTGCCGTTGTCGGCCAGACTGACGGGGCCAGTACCGGCCACTGTACCAATTAGCGTGGCCGCATACGATGTGTTGATCTTGTAAAGCTGAGTGCCTGACACCACAAAAGCCGTGGTGTCGTTGGACGAGAACGCCCACAGGCCACGGATCGGGCCGTTGCCAATGGTGTTAAGTAGCTTCAGGCCAGGGGCGCGGTTCAGGAATGCAGGTTCTTTACCAGCCTCTGGGACGATCTCTGGAAACAGATTGACCATCCGAGCGTCTGCCGCATTGACAGATCGCGCTACATAAGTAGAGCCAAGAATCGGCGTCTTCATTAGTAGTTACCGGCATAGATGTTGAAACGCTGGCGGTTGGCCACCAATGCGTAAGGCAGTGCCATCACATCATCAGGGTTGTTGATGCGCTTCAAGTCACGCTTGGAAGTCATCGCAATGCGCTGCACTTGGGGGCTTGGCTCAACGCCAAACTCAGGGGCAAACTCCATGGCCAAGTTGTAAGTAAACGCGCGCAGATAGCCTGGCGGGTAGTACAAAACCGTGGACAAGGTAGCTGGGTTGTTCAACTCTTCAACCGACACAAAGTGAAACTCCAAGTCCTGCGTGGGCCTTGGATACACATACATCTCAATGTCAGGAAACGTCATGTTGACCCACATCACTTGTGGGTAAGTAGACGTTACGGTCTTAACAGCAATACCGTTGTACTGCTGTTGATTGATAAACTTGATGCCATACGACACATTGTTGGGCGCTCTGAAATAGGTAGAGTCGTCAAGCAAAACAGGGCGAAGACCTACAAAGTCACCAGTTGGGCCAAGGGTGCGACTAATAAGACTTGCAGGCCATGTAAAGATTTGATCTTGCGTAGAAAACACTGACAAACGTTCTGTGTTCCAACTGTCGATCATTTGGTTGAGCGCCATCAAGGCGTCTTGGGACGTAGCCGCAGAGGGCGTCTCACCTTCAGCAAGCACACCGAGAAGTCTAAGCGCCCGTTCGATTTGTTGGCCAGCGGTGTACGTTGTCATGTTTAGACCTCTTCAGTAGTCACTTTTCTACGGCGCTTAACTTCCAGCACGTTCACAGGAGCCGCTTCAGGTTCAGAAGACGTGTCTGGATTGTAGCGTGTCCAGCCATTTTTTTCATCCATTTCAGCTTCTAAATCCATGGTTGCCACTTTGGCGCCATGAACAGGGTGGCTAAGATAAATTGCTGCCATCGGTGTTTTCCTGTTGTTTTAATTGTTCAAGCCAATAACCGCAATCTTGTAACGCACCGAGCGTTGCATCCAAATCTGAACGCAAACGCTCGGCTTGTTTTTGCAGATTTTGCACCCGTTCCATTATTACTTCACAAGTGATCATCTTTAGGCAGCAATAGCAACAGTAGAGTACAAAGGCAAGTAGCGAATGCCGTCAGGCGTAACTACTTTAAGCACTTGAACTGGCCGTGCTGTAGAACCCGCTGTTGTGTCTTGCAAAAATTTGCCAGCGCCCTTAGCCACGCCAGCCAGATTGAACAAAGTACCGCTTGTGTCAAATGTTGCTTTATCAGCACCATAGGTACTCAAGTAAAAGAACGATGTGTTTGTGCCGGTCGCAGCGCCGCTAGGCATACCGATCTCAGCTTCAAACGCAGCGTAAGTACCTTGTGTACAGCCAGCAGACAAAACAACTTCGCCAACAGTACCTGAAGCCAACCCAGTTACTCGGCCACTTGCGCCGAATGCTAGGTAGCCATACAGACCATTAGCGTATGCGCCCAACGCGACATTTGCTGCTAATGCTGATTTGCTTGCCCAACCCACACCACCAACACCCGTAAGGGTAAGCGTAGTGGTAGATGCGGCAGCATCGCTACTTCCGGTAGTGGCATTCGTTACGGCAATGTTAGACACCGCAGTAGACGTTACCGTACCAGTAATAGTTGAGTTGTTGATAACCGCGCCGTCCAAGTACGGATCTTCGTATGCAACGCCAACAGGTTTTGTATTTGCCATAATTTTTCCTTTAAAAATAAGGGCCGAAGCCCCCATTTAGGTTTAGCTAATGCGGTACACAGTCCAAGAGCCATCGCCAGTTTTACGGGCACGGAAGTGGCCCGAAGTGGCGTTGTCAACTTGCATAGTGCCTACAGCCGTCCAACCAGTGCCAACAGCCACTGTTACGTCGTCACTGCCGCCGTCAATGTTGACGACAAAAAAGTCAAACGCGGCATTTACTTTAGAAGCGCTAGAAATGTCTGCTTCAAGCAAAGCTACGGTTGGCAAAGTTAAATTGCCAGCAGCGCCGTCGAATACAAACAAACCATTTGCCAGTTGAGCAGCCGTCATTGTTGCGGCAGCAGCTATGGCTGTTGGAGCGCCTTGAACAAACAGTTGTGCTTCACCGATGTTACCGTCGCCGATTTGATAACCACCTGCACCATTAGGGAGAGCCATGATAATTTCCTTTAAAAATGTTACGAAAAACGGGGCCGAAGCCCCATTTGGTTAGCCCCAAATACGGCAGGCCATCTGTGGACGAATTGTGCTGAAACCGTACAAAACGTCAATACGGCAAGGCATACGGTCATTGTTAATATCGTACTGACGCACGATACGCAAAGAAATGCCGTTGTGGACTGCGCGAGCAGCCATGTCAACACCTTGGGGCAACAGCAAGTCAGCAGTTGCAAAGGTGATGGCGTCCTTGTGATAGACCAAGTTCTGAGCGTACTGAGTTGAAGCAGCGCCCACAAAGGTCACAGTCGCACCAGTCGCAGGCAACACATCCACAGTAGCCAGCGCGTTTGCAGCGGAGTACATAGGAGCCACAGTCACAGTCCAAGTGCCGGATGAAGCGGTTGCATCAGCCAAAGCAACGAACTGGAACAACGAACCAGTGGATTCACGGGTTTGTGGGTTGACAGCATTGCAAGCACTGACCGTAAACACGTCGCCAGCTTTAATGGTAGTGGACACAGAGCCTTGCTCTAACAAAATGGAAGTTGCACCTTCGGCAGTAACGCCGGGGGTCTTAACCAATGTTGTTGAGGTTGTGAGGCGTGAGCCAGTGGTGTGCTGCTTGATTGACTGAGACATGTTGATCTCGTCAAAGCCCAACACGCCAGTGCCCATCATGCCGTTCTTGAATTGCTTGCTGATAGTGTCTGTAGGATTGAACAGACCTTTCATGCCTTCAACCAAGCCAGCGTTAGCAGCAGGGTTCACGGTAGCGTAACGTGGGGACATCACGGCTGCGTTCTCGTTCAGCTTCTGCTGGGCTTGGAGCAAGACCAAAGAAGTAGAAGGAGTGGTGCCAGGTGTACCAACGGTGTTACCGATGGATTTGTACGCATTGGCCACGTCTGCATCAATGGAAGATGCCAACTGGCTGATACGAGGCTTTAACACACGCTCAGCGAAGTCATCCAACTGCATGGTTAATTCAGCAGATGTGAAGTTGACACCGATGTGCT